ATAATCTTATCTTTATCCGTAGTCTCTTTTTTACCAGTAGTTTCGTCTACAACTATATCTACAGTTGGTTTTGGTGTGAATAAATCCTGTATATATGCTGTTACATTTATACTGAAAAAATATTGAAAAGCATTAACTAAAATTAAAATTACTAAAATTGATATGATAATAAAACCAAAAATACTACCACTACTACTTCTATTATAATTTTGATATGGGTCTAAATTATATGGGTCTAAATTACCTGGGCCTAAAGATGACGAAAAAGCATAATATATTACAACAATTAATATTATGATAATTAATACTGTTGGGTTCATTACATAACTATTTAAATAATTATACATATTAACTGGGTCAGTTGTTGATGTTGTATTTACTACTTCCATATAATATATAAATAGTTAAAAAATAAAATCAAATTTTTGTAAATATACAAATTATTATTATATATATATGAATTTCATTGTTTTGACAAATGAAAACCAAAATTTAGCTGTTAATAATAATTATATTAACCCTGTTGGTGTGATATCATGTTATGCTGGTATAACTACTCCTAATGGTTGGTTATTATGCAATGGATCTGAAGTATCTAAAAATACTTATAACGAATTATATTCCGTAATTGGAGATATATATGGAACTCCAGTAGACCCAGTTAACAATTTTGTCTTGCCAGACTTAAGATTTAAATTTCCTTTAGGAAAATCCGGAAGTAACAATTTAGGTGATACTAGTGGAAATTCAACAATTACATTAACAACAAACCAATTACCATCTCATACTCATAGTGGAACTACTGCTGCTGATGGAATACATAATCACACTGCAACAGATTCAGGACATTCACATTTATACGATGACGCATATTTTGCTGAAAATACTGGTTCACTAAATATTTATGGAACAAGTGCAGGTACTGATACAGACAATGACTATATTTATCGTTCTCCACAACCAGTAACTTCGACAGGCAATGCTAATATAAGTGTAGCTAATAGTGTTTCACATACACATACATTTACAACAAATTCAACCGGTTCAGGTTCTTCTATTAATATAATGAATCCATATATCGTTATAAATTATATAATAAAATACTAGGATTTCTTTCTATAAAATAACACATATGCTTTTGGAGATATAATTGTTTCATTTATTCCAACTTCAGAAACAGATGTATCGTTAAAATGATACCACTTGCCGTTTGCATTTTTAACATATGCTGTATAATGGCCACCCATTACTCCTCCACTATGATTGCAAACACCATATAAATCATATTTATAATTAGTCTTTTTATAACCTATCACATAAGGAGACAAATCTAGGTCGTTAATAGGAAATGACACGTGTATTTGATTTTTTTGAAATCGATTATTGAAGCGCTTTAAATCAATCGCCAAAATATTTGGAAATGACCAAAATAAAATTCGTTTTTTAATATTTACGATTTCTTTAGTTTCTTCGTCTTTATAATTTTCAATTATCTCTCCATCTACATAATGATCAAAACAATTAATTAACGTTGGAGATTTATTATTTGGTGGGATGGGTAAATCTACCATAAAGAATGGTTCAGGATTTTGAGATAAAATTTTATTATTATCAACTCTTGTAATTTCTGAGACATTAACACCATAAAATAAATTCCATATTTCTGAATAATCTTTTGAATATGTATTCTGTATCATTTTGAAGCATTTAAGAGCAAGGTTGTCTGTTTCATCTTCTGGACTTCCTGAAATAGTCATTTTAATTTCTCTCGAAAGTGAATTGTGGAAACAATCTATAATGAACAATAAAAATTCGGATACATCATTTTGTGAATATCCTGTAAATACATCAATTTTTTTTAGCTGTGCTACTTTTTGAACAGTTTTTATAAATTTACCTGGAGAGACAACGCAATTGTCATTCCACATAATTAGTCTTAAATTATCCCATTCAATAAGTAGTGCGGAATCATATTTATTTTTAAGTTTTTTTTTATATGAATCGTTATCCAGAAAATGATTTAACTCATATGTATGAGATAAAATTTGTATACATGAATTAATAAAACATGTGTTACCCAAATTAGCTAACCCACTTAATCCTTTATTTTTATACTTACTTATATCCATTTAACAATATATTAATTATTATAATATATTTAAACATATTTTATAATATATTTATTATGAATTCTAATACTTATAGATTAAGTAATGAACAACTTTTGTTAGTAAATATTTTAAATACTATGTATAATGATAATCTTAGACATATTAATTCTATAACAGAGACTTTAAATAGTCTACTTGATACTAATAATCAAATAAGAATTTTATTAACACAAATTTTTAATTCAAATCAAAGTTCGAATAATAATTCGAGAAGAAATAATAATGCTAATAGAAGATGGGAAAATAATTCTGATAGAGTTATGATTAATAATAGACCTTATGTTATAGATACTATAAATGAATATGTTGTACCAAGAAATAGAAGAAATAATGCTTCTACTTCTAATGAATTATTTACTCAAATTTTGAATAATTTTATGCAGCCAGTTGAGATTTATCCAACACATTCGCAAATAGAAACCGCTACTAGAAGAGTAAGATATTGTGATATTGCTAGACCAATTAATACGGCTTGTCCTATTTCTATGGAAGATTTCAATGATAATGATATGGTAATGGTTATTAGGCATTGTGGTCATACATTTTACCCTGAACAATTGATGAATTGGTTCAGAAGTAATTGTCGCTGTCCTGTATGTAGATATGATATACGAAGTTATAATACAGGTTCCCCATCCGAGTTTTTTAATAACAATTCATCAATGATTGTAGACACTTCGAGTAATAATCTAGAGAGAAATACTGATCGAAATACATTGATAACTGAAAATGAATTGTTAGATACAAATTTTCTCGACAATTTACTAAACAGTCCTACTTTATTTGATACTTCAGGAAACTATATAAATTCAACTGCTGATACAGTAGTAATGTTTTTGGTAAATGCATTAAATAGATCTAGAAACCAGAGATAAGTTATATAAATACTATATAAAGATATTATTTATATAAAATTAATTAATGAGGAGAATACATAACAAAGAGGATAAAAAAGAGATTGGTCATCCTAGTCCAGAGGAAATAAATGAAACAAATGACATTGAGTTAGAGAAAATATCTGCATCTAAACATTTCGATACTTTTTATGAATTTACTGATAAAGCAGTTTTTTTTATTTTAAGAACAACTATATTTTTATTTAAGGTGTCAGGTATTTATATATTATGGATTGGCTTACATTATTTTTCTGCACATTTATATATTAAATTTTGTGTTCCAAATTCTGTTGTTGGGTTTATTATGTCACCGTTTATGATAATGACGCCACATTGTCAGGGTTTGCGATGGATTGTATATAATGCAGCTAATATTATTAATCACATGTGGATACTTATTGGAGCTTGGATATACTCTATGATATGGATTACTGGTGCCGAACATACACGTGAAACATAAATAATATTTTTATAAATAGTTTAAAGACAACACATGTATTATAGTATTGATAAAATGGATAGAGCTGGATTTAAATGGACTGTTAATGAGATTTTATCTCTTCAAAGAGAATTTGAACTACTAGGTTGGACAATTGATGAAATAGCTTTAAAGCATAAAAGAACGCCTAATGCTATTATGTATAAGTTAGATCAAGAAGGGTTTGCTGATTATAACGTATTATATAGCAATTATCATGATTTGAACTCTCGAATTGACTTATGGAAAAAGAGAACTAATTTGCAGCTTAATTACGATTATGATACTGAAATAGATGATTCAGATGCAGATGATGATAAAAAAGACGAGGATTATGTTGATAATGAGAATAGTCAGGATAGCGAAGAAGAAGATGAGGAAGATTATAGCGAAGATGATTATAAACAAGATGTAATAGATAATCTTTCTCAGCGTGTTTATAATCTTGAAACAGTCGTTTATGAAATTCAAATTATACTTAATAAATTGAAATCTAATACATGTAAACAGTCGTTATCTAAGTCAGTTTTTTAAACTGTTTTTAATTTCTAAAATAAAAAATTATTAAATTAATTATTTTTTATTCTTTATAAAATTAGAATACTTATATTCTTGTGAAGAATTTTGTTAGGCTTTGATTTCCTGCTTTTTCATTATTTGTTTCCCGCAAATATTCGTCAAATAATAATGCTTTTATTTCTTTGCAACGGAATTCTTCTAATTTTTCTTCAAATTTATTGTCATCATCTAGATATTTCTCTCTTAATGCTTGAACATCCTTTTTATATTTTAATAATTTTGGTTTCTTATTTTGTAATATCCAAATTTTTTCCAATACTAATGCGAATAATTGCTGGACTGGTTTCATAATTTGATTTGTAATATAAAATGAATAGTCGATTTTTAGTTTATTTTCAGCAATAAATGTTGGTGTCTCAATTTTATCTCCTTGTAAAACTTTTTTACCTGGAACAACAATATAAGCAAATGGTATTCTGTCACCAGGCCCTGGTTTATTTCCTGGGTCTCTTGCAGTTATTCTATCTGCTAATACTTTATGAGCAATGGACTTTGGATTTTTATAACCTGAACGCAGTGATTTTGTGATGATTAATTTTTCGATTGGATATTTTTCATCTACTACATTTTGCAAACAATTTTTTAAGAATTGAACCGCATCTGGAATGCTTTGTTTTTTCATCAAAATATCAATAATACCTCCATATACATCTTTAACGATTGGGGCATTATCTCTTCGCTTCAACACTATACCCATTTCTTTACGTTTACATTTATTGGGGTCTGTTTCATAAAGCATACCCACATATCTTTTCTTCGATAATAAACAGAAGGGCATAAATGTTTTTTCGTATTCAAAATCATGAGGAGCTTTAAGAAAGCTAGCTGCTATTTCACCAGCTTCTTGTGCTAATTCAATTGTGATTTCAAGTGCATCCTTACCTCTTATTGGTTCACCATCTGGTGTTTGTAAATTAAATGTATAAAATACACTATCAGTGTCTCCATATATATATTCAGCATTAGTTTTAACCTTACCATATTTGGTGTCGCAAATTCTATTATTATAACATTCTTCAATAATTCGCTTTCCATAAGTCAACAGTTTACGACCCATTGCAGTTGTACATGCAGCAATATCTTTTTCGTAAAATGAACTAGTTTTGGCACCACAACCACCATACAACGAATTTGCTGTTACCTTATAACCTAATTGTCTTTGTTCTAATACTTGTTTCATAAATTCATCTGTCTGATTTGGTATCATTTTTCTAGTATCTTTTCTTGCTTTTAATAATTTCTTGAGAATTGCAGGCATAATAGCTGATTCGCCGTCTGCAAACTGAGCGAACCTACAAATTTTATATCCACACTTAATTTTTTCAGCAGCAGCTTTTGGATTCTTTCTAAAATATCTATAAGTATCATATGGTACATCTACATATTCGTATTCTGGAAGATTATCATATATATATTTTCCATCTTGATCCTTGTATCCCCATTCTTCAATAAGATTGCCAGCTAAATCAAATTCTTTGGTCCACACCTTACTATCATGTGATAAATTCTCACTAATCATTGAACTTGGATATAGAGACGCATAATCATTGCAAGCAACTGGATTATCCAAATATAAATCACATTTAGGAGGTAACACAATAGCGCCTTCATAACCTTCATCAGCATCTCCTTTTTCGATAACCGGAATTAATGTGCGAATTTTACGACATTCATTTGCAATTAAACTTTGCAGCTTTATCCCCTGACCACGCATTACTAGGAAATTAATAGGAACGCTACTAATCTTTGCCATCTCAATAAAACCAGTCAAAATATCTGATTTATTAAACAAATAATGAACTAGGTTACAATCCTGAATACAGTATTTCGCAATCACTGAACGATCATCTGCTGTTCCATTTGTCATTCTAAAAATATCTTTTGGTGTTACATCATCCTTAGCTAAACACCATCTTACTTTTTTATTGAAGTCTGGATGAATAACTCCATCGATCGTAAATTTACAATTTGCCTTATCGATTTCTATAACTAAATATTTTGCACCATCTGCGTAATAGTCTACTGAATGACCAATCTCTTCAATGTGAATATAACTTCCAAGTAATAACCCAGTGAGGTTACTTGTTGATATAATAGAATTGCACTCTGTATGCTCCACTTTTTTAGCAAAGTCACCAATAAAATTACCTGCAACATAATCTAATTTGTAACTTGTTAAATTTTCTGATCTTCTATAGAAGTTATATAAATCAACTTGAAGACGACCATTCATCTTAATAAATCTTAAGTCATGCTGTCCGCTCGCAATTTGAATACTGCTTTCTTCAATCTTCCATTTACCATTATCTTTATTTTTTGTCCCACATACTTCATCTTTATTTCTTCCAAGTTTCAAGAAATCTTCTACACAGTTATTTTCTTCTGCTCTTTTAAACATAAAGTTATAATCAAAACCAAATATATTGTAACCAATAATGATATCAGGATTTTCTCTTTGAACCAACTGTTGCCAAGCTAATAAAACTTCGCGTTCTGAGCTATATGTTTCAACAACTGAATTTTCCATTGGAATTTCTGAACAAGTGTTTAAAACAATACAATGATTGAAATGTGGGTCTTTGTTACCATAATTCATAAATGTTGAACCAATAAATGTTACTTTATCTCCTTCCAATTTCGGAAATATAGAATCAAGCGACTCATTTATCTTATCTAATTTACATTCACGTTCATATTTTTTATCCAATATAATATCAACAACAGTTGCTTGTTTATCCGTATAA